ATCTGATTCCATTAAGTAGATTGGTGTGTCAAGTAAAACCAACGTTGAGTCTGCTGGCACTGATATTGTTTTTGCAATAAAAAAAGTTCCGGATGTATCAAAATCAGAAATACCATCTGGAGTAAAGTTTGCTTTTGTGATTGAAACAGTCACGTCAGCTGCGTTAGTCCCATCAACGTTTGCAACTGTAATTCTATTTATTTTTACAACTTTGTTTGAAGCAACAGTCATTAAAGTTGTTGTAGTGGTAGCTGTTAGATTAAATCCTACCGATTCACCTTTAATACTGGATACTGATACTATATTTGGGTTTGCCATAATTTACTCCTTTTAACCGAAAACGATTGCCATTGCAATAGCTTTTCCTGTTGTTATTCCTGCTGATCCAAAACTTAAAGTTCCAGACCCATTTGTAATTAAAGCTTGATCTGCTGATCCATCAGCATTTGGAAAAGTAAGCCCATCAAGAACAATATTTCCTGATCCATTTGGTGTAATAGTGATATTACCATTTGCACCATCTGTAATTGTAATTGTTCCTGAATCTGTTCCTTCATTTGTATTTAAAATTAAATCAGCTGCACCACCTGTTGTCACTGTAAGTGCACCTGCACCATTTGAAACTATTTTAGCTGCTGCTCCAGCATCTCCAACTTGAACTGTATCTGCGCTTAAATTAACGTCTCCAGTTCCGTTTGGAATTATAGCAACATCTGCATTAGATGTTGATACTATTGCATTTCCGTTAACATCTAAGTTACCACCTAATTGTGGTGAAGTATCAGCAACTACAGATGCTATGCCACCAATATTTATTGATTCAATATTTGGATTTGTTCCGTCATCTGCTTTTGCATATGCAACTACCGATGATCCATTTGTAATAGTAACACTATTTCCTGATCCAGAAACATATTTAAATGTTATAGATTGACCACCAGTTGTTGAATTTTTTAAAACATAAAATTGTTGAACATCAAGAGGAATAGTACAATTTCTAGTAGCTGTTAAAGATCCAGATGAAGTAAATTCTAAAACTCTATGAGCTAAAGCCGCACCAGTCGATCCGTCAGAAACAGACAAAGCAACATCAGCGTCACTTCCAAAATTAACTGCCGTATATCCACCAGAAATTTGTTCTATAATTTGTAAGTTAGTATTAGTTTTTGTTCCCCATGTACCGGCGTTTTCACCAGTTGCTTGAAGTTCAATACCTAAAGGTGTGTATGTTGATGCCATAAAATTTTTCTCCTATGCAGCGTCAGTATAACTTGTATTTGATCCAGTTGCAACATTTGAATACGAGCCG